CGCTGAGCAGGAACGCCACGCTCGACAGGCGAAGATTGAGGCGCGCCTTGACCAAGCGGGCATCCCTGTCCTGTTCCGCGATCGCACCTTCGAGAATTACGAAGCACGGACGGAAGGCCAACAAAAGGCCCTTCAGCGCTTCCAAACGTTTGCTGAACAGTTTGCACAACATCTGTCCACCGGGACCGTCCTGCTCGGCATGGGCCGCGTAGGCACCGGCAAATCGCACCTCGCGTGCGCGTGCGCCAATTTCCTGATGGCGAAAGGCCATACGGCGTACTTCACATCGACCGCCCGCCTGTTTACCAAGATCCGCGGAACGTGGTCGAAAGCGTCTGACGTAACAGAAGAACAGATGTTGAAGCAGTTCGAAAGCATCGATCTGATGATCCTCGATGAAGTCGGCCTTCAGCGCGGCACGGACGACGAGATCCGCACGCTGCACGAGCTGCTAGAGGCTCGCCGGCTGAATTGCCGTCCGACCATCCTGCTTACGAACCTTGACGGCGCAAACGTCAAGCAATACCTCGGTGAACGATTTTGGGATCGCTTGAGCGAGTCGGGCGTGAGCGTCATTTTCAACTGGGAATCGCACCGTCGCCAAGTGCGCGACGTCGGCGGCCTGGATAACGTGGAGGGAGCATGACTGAGCAAAGAAAGGATGGCGGCGCCGAAGACATAGCAGCGGAACGCCAAGCGCAAGCAGATGCGTTCCACGAAGCCAACAGCAATTGCTTCACCGAGTTCGAGAGCTTCGATTCGGGCTGGAAAGCTGGCGTTGCATATGTACGCGCCGCATCGTCTGCCGCGCCGGATGGCGGCAAGGGTAAGGCGGGATGCAGCATGGGCGTTGGCTGCGATGAAGCCGGAGTCTGCTACGCAATGGCTCACGGTCAGCCGGAACGATGTGCCGCCCCGCAAGCCGAGCACATGGATGGCGGAAAGGGTGAGGCGGTGATTGGTCGCCCAGACTGGTTGCGCATTTTCGGAACTCATTTCGAAGTGAACTCAACACCGCCCCGCAAGTCGAGTTCGCTCCGCGTGCAGACGCTGAAAAGGATACAGCGCGTCTGGAATGGCTGATTCGTATGGTCAGCGGACACGAGTTTCGCCGCATCGGCGTCGAGATAGGCAGCGGCGGTTTGGAATACGGGCGTGAAGCTATCGATGCCGCCATCGAACAGGCAGTGAAGAGGGACAGAAAATGAGCATGCCCGAAATCCTCGCCTACCTCGAAGCGCATCCCGAAGGCGGCACGCCGGATGAAATCGCCCGAGCCATCGACGGAAACAAGTTCAGCGTATGCGATTCGCTCGGCCGACTTCATACGCGCGGCAAGGTCGAGAAGATGACGCCCGGTCGCTCGCGATTACACGTTGTGTGGCGCCACAAGCATGTCGAGCGCGTGAGCGTGTTCAAGGGAGCCGAAACGCTGGCAGCGATGCAGGCAGCATGCCGGGCGCGGCTGGTTGGTCAACTCGTGGAGGCAGCATGAGCGAACGCGAACAGCTTGAATTGATCGTCAAATGCGACCCGACGTGGCTGCTGATCGACATCAAAAAGAACACGCACTTTGATGCGGCACTGCTCGAAAAGGTTTTCGAACTTGCGAAGGTCCAAGCCCGCTCCATTCTGGCATCTGAGGCGATTGACGCACTACTACAGGAAGTGCACGGCTACCTGAGATGCGTTGTTGACGGAAGTATGTCGCGCAACAACGCCCAGACTCTCGCCAGCGAACTGATCGAAGACATCGACGCCATCCCTTCCAAGGAGCCGAAATGAGCAACGAACTGATCGGCATCACCCCGCAGGAAGCCGCGCGTCGTGCGTGCGATCTGAACATCAGCGGCCGACGCGAGAGCCTCGTCGAGCTGGTCAAGTGGGCGCAGAACGCGATTCTGGCTGCGAGCGGTGCGCCCGTCGAGATCCGGGCGATTGATAAATCTTACGGCTCTGAACGTAAGGCCGGTAACTGCGCGCATGAGTTCGAGCCGTATTACCAAGGTCTATTGCTGTGCAAGGGGTGCAAGGCCGTTATCTCTGAGAAGGAGCGCGCATGAGCCCCTTCTTGGTCTATTGGATGTTCGTATCCGTCATGTCGCGCGCTTGGAATATCCCGGCGCCGAAGCCAGAGCCGAAACGGGAGGCCGAATGATCGTCACCGACCGTACGCGCCGGCGACTGGCGGAGCGACGCGAGCACCGCGACCTGACATCAACAGGGTTCCGCAGACATGAAACGGATTGGGAAATCCACCGAGGTTTTGCGCAAGACAAGGTGATCGTCGAAGCGAAGATCAGTGTGTGCGGGAAATACGTGTACACGCGCATAGGCAAGAAACCGTGAAGCCGCCCAAGCCCTTACGCCAGTACGAGTACGGCGATCCACTAAAAATACTAATCGCGCGCGAGGCCACGACATGCAAGGGATGTGTGTACGAAATCGGCAAGATCAGCTTGGGGAATACGGTCTTACTCTGCGCCAAGCTGCACGTAATGACGACGCGGTGCAAGGACTACCAGTGTTCCGAAGCATGGAAGCAGTTCTATCGTTCGCGTACCTCTGGCGAGCCACCGCAGGAGTGAAGGTAGGCAAGGTCGGCGAGTTCGTCGCGGCAGAAAGTGGCGCGATGATCCTGTCGGCAAGCGAGAAACGGGCGCAGGCGGGCCTGATCCTTGACGTCATAGCCTCGCATACCAACTTGGACCAGCAAGCCGCCCTAGACGCTGAATTTGGCGGTGAACACGGCGAGCGACACAAGGCAATCGAGCGCCTGACGTGCAAGCTCGAACACGTCAACCGGAACCGCTCTCTTGTGCGTATGTTGCTGATGCGCGAATTCGTCTTCGGCGAACGGTACGCGCCGAGCCAAGCGCAGATTGCACGCGAATGCGGCGTCAACCCGATGACCGCCTCGCGCGTGGCAGCGAAGATCGCACCAGTCATCGCCGAGTTACGCGAGTCGACCATCACGAAGTTACGGCCGGCGTTCGAGCGTCGCGGATACGTCGCCCGCGAAGTGTGAGCACGCGCACAAAAAACTTACGCTCACTGCTTGCGTTTACGATACCGTTGTCGTATCCTTCAGTCATCGCAGGACACAACCACAACGAAGGAAGGAAAACCCGATGAACCCGCAAACCTTGGCCCGCATTGGCTTATTACGCTTCACCGCAGGTTTTCGCCCGCAACAGGCTCCTGTTGCGCGTAAAAATTTGCCTGTGAATGATCCTATGACTGTAACTATTCCTCAGTCGGTTTTCATGACCGAACTCCGCAAGGCTGGCGACGAGCACCTGTGCCCCGTCGTCGAGCTGGTCGAGATCCACAAGCAGATGCGGATCGCCGAAAAGACCGCGGACATGTACGCGCTCCTGATGAACCTTGATCTTGAGTGGAACGTGTTCGCGGCCAAGTTCCCCGAAGCCGCCGCCGATGGATGGCTTGCCCTTCTAGTCAACCGTGCGCGAGTCCTGCGCGACGAAATCGACGAGATCAGCCATGAAAACCGTAATTGATTGGGCCATCGCCGCCGTGATCTGCTTCGGCGCGAGCGCCTGGGCCGCCTACGAGAACGTGAGGCTGCTGTCATGAGCGAAGACAACGGCCAGCAGCAAATCGAACACGACGAACAACAGCAATACGAACTGGAGCGACACCATGAAAACGAGCGAGAACATCGACAAGCTGGCCCCCGCGCTTCTGAAGGCGCAACAAGCGATCCGTTTCGCGGCTAAGGATGCGCAGAACTCGCATCTGAAGAACAAGTACGCCGACCTCGAATCGGTGATCGACGCCATCAAGGCGCCGCTGAACGACAACGGGATCGTGTTCATCCAACTCCCCTCGCCCTCTGACGACGGGAAGCTGCACCTGACGACGCGCCTGATGCACGAGTCGGGGCAATGGATGGAAGACACGGCCGTCGCGCCGCTGCCGAAGCAAGACCCGCAGGGGTTCGGCTCGACGCTCACGTATCTGCGCAGATACAGCCTTTCGGCTGTAACAGGCTTGTATCAGGCTGACGACGACGGCAACGCGGGTTCTGGCGTCGGAGAGAAGCCCGCGGCGAAGCCTGCCGCAAAGCCGGAAGTGAAGTCCCAATTCATGGACGCAGACGAGTTCGATGCCTTCTGTTCCGCGCTTGAAGACTCAAGCGAAGAAGGTCTGAAAAACCTACTGCGAAGCGGATGGCCCCGCCTGAGCAAGTACATGAGGGATTCAGTCAAGTCGAAATACCCCGAACTGTTTTTGACCGAAGCAGCATAAATTCGAAAGGAAAAAGCAATGACTCAGTACGACAACACGAACCGCGGAACCCTCGGCAAGAACCAGCGCCGCGAGAAGGACTCGCACCCGGAATACAGCGGCCAAATAGACGTCAACGGCGTTGGCTACTGGCTGTCGGCATGGGTCAAGGAAGGACAGAACGGGAAGTTCTTCAGCCTGTCCGTGCGCCCGAAGGACGAGCAACAGAAGCCGAAGCAGAACGTGCCCGCGCCGGCCGATGACCAGTTCAACGACGATTCAGATATTCCGTTCTGACCACACATGCGCCGCCTGCCACGCGCGGGCGGCGCTAGGAGACAAGCATGGGGGAGATAACAGAGTGGTTTCCGCGGTCTATCACGCCTGTTCACATCGGCGTGTACGAAGTCCGCATCAAGGCAAACGGCAAGCTGAGCAAGTGGTTCAGTTGGTGGAATGGCTGGTACTGGTGCCTGTCGGCGCAAACGCCAGGTGAAGCGGAACATTGGAAAGGAACTCGCAGCGATGCAGCCGAGCACGCGGGCGGGTTCGAGTGGCGCGGCATCGCACAGGAGCAATCGAAATGAACAAAACGCCCTTATGGGTCGGCATCGACATCGCCGCAGCTCGGGCGCAAGCATTCGAGCACATGCCGGTAACTGAAGTGCCAATGTCCGTGGTCCGCGAGCAACTGCGCCAAGCCGAGATCGACGTCGGCGAGATCCTGATCCGACGCGACACGCTGCGCACGATCCTGAAGCTGCGCGAGATAGACGAGCTTAATCGCACCCGAGCAATCATCGCTAAATTTTATCCTTAAAGGATACTGTGGTAGGAGTATTTCGCGCTATTATTTGATAACCGATACGACAATCGGAACACAAAGGAACCGACCATGAGCAACACAGACAACGGCGGCGCAGCTTTCGCGACGCAACACACGGTAGCCGATGCAAACGACCCCTGCTTCAAGTTCGGTCAGCCCGGCATGACGCTGCGCGACTACCTTGCGGCTAAGGCAATGCAAGGATGGTTTGCAAGTTGGAATGGCCCGAATCCCACCGAAGATGGCTTCGAACGCACCGCTCATTTGGCTTACGACATGGCAGACGCAATGCTCCGCGAGCGAGGTGCAGCATGAACCTGTTCAACGTAGCCGCAGAGTACCGCGCAGCAGCGGAGAAGCTAGAAGACCTGTGTCTGGACGATCAGACGTTTTCAGACACGCTGGAATCGATAGGCGGCGATCTGGAAGCGAAGGCCATGAATACCGCTTTCGTCGCCCGCAATATGGAAGCGACGGCCGAGCAGATCAAAGTCGAGATCGAGAGGATGGCCGAGCGTGCGAAGGCACTGGAAAACCGCGCAAAGCGTATCCGAAAGTACCTGATGGACGGGCTCACCTTGGCCGGCCGCGACAAGATCGAAACACCGTTCTTCAAGATCAAGATCGCGCTGAACCCGCCGAGCGTTGCAATCGACGACGAGTCGATGATCCCGGCCGCATACAAGACGGAGCCGCTTCCGCCCGCCCCTGCGCCAGATCGCAAATTGATAGCCGCCGCGTTGAAAGATGGTTTCGACGTGCCCGGCTGCCGCCTCGTGCGCGGCACCAGGCTCGACATCCGCTAAGGAGAAGACATGAACGCAACTAAGCACACGCCGATCGTCGAGCGCACTCTGCACAAAGGAGCGCAAAAGGTTTATCGATTCGGGAATTCGTATGGTGCGAGCGTTGTTCGACACGAGTACAGCTACGGCAGCGAGCACGGCAAGTGGGAGCTTGCTGTGATCAAGTTCGGCTCAGATGACAACGACGACTGGTCGCTGACGTATGAGACGCCGATCGCAGAAGACGTCATCGGCTACCTCGACGAAAGCGAGGTGAACGGCCTGCTCGGCCATATCGCGGCGCTTACCAAATAACAGGAGACCGCCATGCACACCCTGATCGTTCCTCACTTACACACCTACAGCGAATACGGATGGGCTGGCGACAAATGGTATCTGCGCCGGGTAGTCGAGTACAGCTCGATCTGCATCCAATGACCGCCGCCGAATGCTTGCGAAGTTTCATGGCTGCGGTGAATGACGGGCGCCGCGGTGACTTCGGGAAGGCCAAGGAACTCGTCGAGCGCGTGAGAGGCAAGCACGGGGATGGCTCGGCAGAGATGGCGAAGAACGAAATTTGGAAATACGTCCAGTCAGACAAGAAAGCACAATGAAAAAAGAAATCATCGGCGAGGCCACGCTGTATTTAGGTGATTGCCGCGAGATCCTTCCGACGCTTGATCGCGTCGAGGCAGTTATCACCGATCCTCCCTACGGGATCAGCATCACCAAAAGCAACCGCATCAGCAAGGAACGTGGATTCTCGGCCGACAGTTGGGACGACGAGCCGATCGGCGAGGCTCATTTATCGCTGATGCAAGCGGCCAGTGCAAAGCACCTCTATTGGGGCGGGAATTACTTCCAGCTGCCGCCCGCTCGCTGCTTCCTGATTTGGGACAAGCAGAACGAAGGCCGCGACTTTGCCGACTGCGAACTCGCATGGACTGACTTCGACGCAGTTGCGCGCATCTTCCGCATGCGTCCTCAGAACATGGACGGCGGGAAAGTCCACCCGACGCAGAAGCCGATTGCTCTTATGGAGTGGTGCATCCAGATTGCCGGCCTTCCCGAATCTATCCTTGACCCGTTTATGGGTTCCGGGACGACTGGCGTAGCTGCAGCCCGCCTCGGCCGCTCGTTCATTGGCATTGAGCGCGAGCCGAAATACTTCGACATCGCCTGTAAGCGCATCGACGAGGCGCAGCGTCAGGTGTCGCTATTCGAGCCGCCGCCCGCAGTCAAGCACGAACAGATGGGGCTGCTGGCATGAGCGACAAGCAGCTTTACAGGCTCGTCCACTCGACGGCCCGTCAGCTTGCCAGCCGCGCATGCATCCAAGCCCCTGACGGATTCATCGTCGAGATAAAGCCGCCGACGAAATCGAGCGATCAGCAGGCGAAATATCACTCCATGTTTGCCGACGTCGCAAGGCAAGTGCCGTTCATGGGCTCGATGCGAGACCTGGAGACGTGGAAGCGCCTGCTAGTCGATGCGTTCAGCAGGATTAAGGCCGCTGAAGGCGATCCAGTGCAGGGAGTCGGTGCGATCGTACCGAATCTAGACGGGACCGGCTTCGTGCAGCTCGGCGTGCAGACGCGCAAGTTCAGCAAGCGCCATGCGTCGGAGTTCATCGAGTTTCTGTACGCGTGGGGCGCAGAGAACAACGTTCAATGGAAAGACCCGGCGCCGGCCGGCATGGGAGAGTTGGCAGCATGAAATTATCGATCCGCGAAACCGTTCTGTCGGTTCTCGAACACGACGACTACACGCGAAAAGAAATCGAGGATCTGGTCGGCTGCTCGCATTCCGGGCTGCACAAGGCGATCCACAAGATGCACGCCGAGAAGCTGATCCACATCTGCAAGTGGGAGCGCCCGATGGGCCGCGGCAACTTCGAAGCCGTATGGCGCCTCGGCGACAAGCCCGACGCTAGGCAGCCGAAGCCGTACACGCACAAGGAGATCCAGCGTCGCCATTACGAGCGCAACGCGAGGCGCATCAATGCGCGGCGTGCGGCGAGGAAGGGTCGGCCGATCAATCCGTTTGCGCAGCTCCTGTGGGCGGCGTCATGAAAAATGCGCCGAATCCTAAAAAGTGCCGGTCATGCCGCGGCACTTTCACTCCAGCCCGCAGTATGCAAGTCGTATGTTCGCCCCTGTGCGCCCAATCCTATGCCGCAAAAGTCGCCGCGCAAAAAGCAGCGCGCGCCAATCGCGCCGAACGCAAGTCTATGCGCGAAGCAATCGAGAAGGCGAAGACGCGCGGAACGCATCTGAATGAATTGCAGACTGCGTTCAACGCGTGGATTCGCGTTCGGGATGCGGGGCTGCCCTGTATATCGTGCGGCCGTCCCGCGTCGTGGCAGGGACAGTGGGATGCGGGCCATTACAGGTCAAGAGGATCTAGCCCTGCCCTCCGCTTCGATCCGTCCAATGTGCATAAGCAATGCGGACCATGCAACGTGCACTTATCCGGCAACTTGATCCCCTATCGAGTGAACCTGCTAAAAAAGGTCGGACTGCCAGAGGTTGAGCGGTTAGAAGGACCACACGAACCGATGAAATACACCATCGCGGAGATATTGGAAATGAAGGCGTTCTATCGCGCTGAAGTGCGCAGGATCAAGAAGGAAGCAGCATGAAAAACACAATGAACCTCGGCAGCCCGCTGAAGACCTGCCCGGCGCCCGAGCTGATCGCAGCGATGAACCCGGCATCAGCCTATAGCCAAGATCAGGTGCTAGACCTGTTGCCGGCCTATCCGCGTGCCTGCGTGCGCGACACCCTGCACTCTCTGATCGACAAGGGCATCGTATGGCGAAACAACAGCACGAAAGGCGCCATTCGATATTCCGTGCTCGACGGTGAGCGCTTACAGGAAGCGATCGAGCGCAAGACGACGCGCGGCGAGACGCCCGCCTGGATGAAGACAGACCTCACCGGATACGACGCGAACAACGCGCGCTTCTGTGAACTTTGCATGGCAACGCGGAAAGCGTGATTTTTTGCTTGCGGGATAGATACGATTACGGTATCTTTAATCCCGTAACAGGATCACCCACTAAAACAACGAACGGAAGGAAACCAGCATGACCAACTACACGATATTCGCGTTATTACGCCC